AAGCATTATTTAAGTTGAACTATCAAATCGAATTAATATACAGACAAAGCTGCTTACTCACTTGTCAAACTTGTTAAATTAAAAATTATTATGTCTATTTATTATCCTTCAGGTAATTGTGGCGGTACTGGTTCATTACCGGTATACTCATGTTCACCCTGCCCTTCTTACGAATACGGGCGCATCAGATCGGTGGCACTAATTAAAACGTCTTACACTATCCTTAACCCAAGTTCACCTACTGAATGGAACACTGGTATAGCATCAGGTGATATCCGCGTTATTTGGGAAACCCAAGGCAGCTATGACGGTGGGTCGACCTCAGAATTAGCGGGATTTGGAGACCGTGAAACTACAAATGGTGGAACTAAGCACTCATTAACTTGGAAAGACCCAAATTATAAAGAGAATGCTGACTTCTACAACACACTTAGAGATTTATCTGAGTGGACTATTGCATATCGTACATCTAACTCAATTCATATGGTTAATGAGCCTTGCACATTTACACCAAAGAATGATGTTGCTGATGACACTAAGAGCAATGTTGTATGGAATGTTATGGCGGTATGGAGTTCACCTTTATCACCAGTGCCTTATGATATCCCAGCGGGTATCTTTACGAACTGCTACGTAACAACTTAATCTTATGACTACTCGTCAAAAAGATAAACTATCAATGGCGCATCAGGTGATGACCGTGATAGGTCTACCGGTATTAATATTTCTGGTTGGCGATATGTATAAAGATTTTAAGGTGATGCGTGAAAAGTCAATTGAACATACTTCAACGATTGAACAAATTAAAAAGGATGTCGATAGGCATGAAACGCAAATTACGCAGTTAATGCAAAAAGTTTATTAATCAAATAGGCATTTAATCCCGTAAGATTGAGTGCCTTTTTAAATTCTAATAATATGATAAATGTAAGTTTTAAAAATTGGCGCAAGGATGGTATTGGCGCATTAAATGATTTAAGTTATATTTTCTTGGCACTCATTGGTGCTATCCAAGCTGCGGAAGCTATGGGTTACACTATCGATATGCTTTCTCCAAAATCTAAACAAGTTTTGGTAGTTATGGTTATTCTCTTTAAGTTTGTCGAGAAAATGACTGTAAAAACTACTGAACAATGAGAAAGCTATTAGTTATTGGCGGATTTATTTTAATTGTTGGACTTATAATTATTTTAAGCATTCCAAGAAATCCTAAGCCAACTCCTCCACAAAAGGACGGAAAATATAAAGAGGAACTTATCCGGTTAAATGAGCAAATTAAAGGTTATGAAATGACCATAACAGCGCTTGAGGATAGTTTAATAATTCTTGACAGCCTAATTTCAAATAATCAAACCAAAGTTATTTACATAAAAAATAAAGCAAATGAAAAAGCTAATCGTGTTAGTAGTTATAGTTCTAAGCAACTTAACGAGTTTTTGTCAGAGCGCTACAAAGACAGCATCCGATAGTGTAGTAGTAATGAATAAAAAATTGGTCCAGTATATGGTGCAGGATTTAATTCGTTATGATGCCGACAAACAAGCGTTGAATTTGTTGGATAGTAACCTACGCATGAAAGATAATTACATATCAGGTCAGCAAACTTTGATAAATGCTCAACAAGGTACAATAAAAGATTTGCGACAAATGGTAACGCAGTATGAAGTTGGCGAAACGGAATTGCTTGGCAATATTGATAAGTTAAAAAATGACCTTAACAAGAAAAAATCACACCTTCGTTTTTACCAAACAGCAGCCTTTGCCGCAGTTGCTGGAATTTTCATTAACCACTATATGTGGAAGTACAACGGTAAATAACCATGAAATATGGGCGCTATGTCCTAAATGTCTGAGCTACTATGATCAAAGAGAAAAGAGTGTATGTTGTTAGTGTTTTATTGGTGCTAATTGCAGTGTTATTAATGCGAATTTTAGCAGTGCAATTAACTAATTATTGGTTAACACCTAAAATAGGTCATTCATATAGTAGGTATGCAAAAGTATTAGTGAATGATAATGAAGGTGGATTTTATGAAGAGAGTGAATATAACCAGGTAAAAGTTTATAATTACACGAATGATAGTGTTTTTTACATTTTGACCATGTACAATGGGGTTAACTGCAATGATAGCGGAGCATCGACAATAGTCGAATTTGCTGAACTTTACAAGTAGTTTATATAAATTTTGTTGCTGTTTTTCAATTAGTTAGCAATTTATTTAAAATATTTTGCTGATTGTATTAAGTTAGTATATATATTTGCTGACATAAATAACAACAACATGACAACATTCACAAAATCAGAAGCTATTGCACTTGTTAGACAAGGAGCAAAAATCACTCACTCAAACTGGGAGAGTTCAGAATTTATCACTCGTAACTGGCGAGATGGATTTTTACAAGATGAAAATGGTAAGCTTAAAATTGCTACCGAGTTTTTTGAACAACAACCTGACAATGGTTACACTTTATTTGTAGAGGAGGAAGTATGTTACTAATGACGGAATTAGAATATGCTGAGTTCATCTCACCATCTTATACATCAATGATTATTTTAATCATAGTAGTTATTTCACTTTATAATGTAGCAAAGAAATATGCAAACAAATGAACTAAACGCTAATTTGATGGCGGCGCACTTGGTAGGTCACATCGAATATTATTACAAAAAAGCTCTTAAATCAGGTGATAAAGACACTGCATTATTACATTTAGATGCGCTTATTAGAGCGTGTGAATTAAACCCATCAGCATCACATTGGTTAGAAAAATATAAAATAGAATTAAAAAATTATGTCTAAACTACCTACAATTGCCGAACTATTCAATGACAATCTTGAAGAGGCATACAAAAATGAGCAACTTAATTTGCTATTAAACCAAGCACCTCCAGCTACCTGGGTAAAAAAGCATCCTTACATTAAGGATTACAACTATCTGCCGATTGACAAAATCGAGTATTTGCTAAGAAGAGTTTTTAAGCAATATAAGATTGAAGTATTACGCGAAGGCACTTCGTTTAATGGTGTGTATGTAGTTGTCCGCGTTCACTATCTTAACCCAATTACTAACGAGATGTGTTATCATGATGGTATAGGTGCTCAACAATTGCAAACTAAACAAGGTGCATCAGCTGCGGACTTGGCTAACATTAATAACGGTGCTTTGTCGATGGCTTTCCCAATAGCTAAAACAATCGCAATTAAAGACGCGTGTGATCACTTTGGTAACTTGTTTGGTGCTAACCTTAACCGAAAAGATACGGTTGCTTATACACCTGATAAATCAGTAATTGACGCAAAAGAGCAAAGAGTGTTAGCGCTGATTAATACCAGCAAAAAAGTGGATGACCTAATGTCTATTAAAGAAATTATACCGGTTGCCCTCCAGGATGACTTTAACAATAAACTAAAGGAGTTAGAAAAATGAAATTCAGATGTTCAGCATTAGGTAACCTTATGGTCGAGCCTAAGTTAAAATCGGAAACTTTATCCGAAACTACTAAAACTTACTTGCGCGAAAAGTACATTTTTGAAAAATATAAGCGCTCAAAGTTTGTAGAAAGTAAATATATGACAAAAGGCACGGAAGTGGAGGAGGAAAGTTTAACGCTACTATCAATTGTTACGCGTAAGCTTTATAACAAGAATGAGAAGCTTCTTTGGAATGATTGGGTGATAGGCACACCGGACACATACGAAGGTGATACAATTGAGAATGCTATTACTATTATCGATATAAAATCATCCTGGGATATATTCACATTTTTTGCCTCCAAAGAAGAGAAATTAAATAAGATGTACTATTGGCAATTACAAGGTTATATGTGGCTTACTGGAGCAAAAGTTGCGCATCTTGCCTATTGTCTTATCAATACACCGCAAAAGTTAGTAGACGATGAAATTCGTAAGTTGACATTTAAGTATATGTCAGAAGATGAGTTTAAATTAGCCGAGCAAAATATTATTAAAAACGCATCTTATAATGACTTGCCCTACGAAGAGAAAATTCATACAATTACAATTGATAGAAATGACGATGACATCGAGAAACTTAAACTTAAAATTGAAGAGTGCCGAAAATATATCAGCGAAAAGTATGGTTACGAATCCTGATCATTATGGCGGTGACCAACCATATGAAGTTATAAAAGTGATTGAAGCTTGGGAATGTAACTTTAACATAGGTAACGCCATTAAATATTTAGGTAGATATAAAAAGAAATTTAACCCAACCGAGGACCTTAAAAAAGCGCTTTGGTATATTCAAAGAGAAATTATGATTATCGAATTAGAAGGCGCATTTGAGCGCTGGTTAGCCGACCATCTACAAAAAGGCACTATTAAGCAAATCGATGGAATGTTTGTCTATGGTGATAGACGCGTAAGCAAATTTGAACTTCAATTAATATTTAAACAAACAATTAAAAAATGAGAAATAGAAGTTTAAACAGCATCCAACCAGGTACATCATTCCGATACGATTTTGAAGTAGTCAATAAGGTATTTGCTAAAATCGGTAAAGAGTGCAACTTAAATAATATCGTATGTTATATCAAAATAGACCCAATTCTAAAACTTCAGGCATACCAAATGTTAGCCGGGTTAGAAGGTTACACAATGTCCGACTTGTTAAATGACTGTCTACAAAATTACTTGGACAAATGCGCTAAAAGAAACCTAAAAATTGATACCCAACACCATTCTTTTTCCCAAATAATTGAGCAAGAATTGAAGGAATGGCTTAATTTAGAAGGATGAAATTAGTGAGGTATAATTATGTAGTGCTTTATTCAGCTTGTAACGAGTTTAGAGAAATCCTATGGAACGGCGTAATATTCTATATGAATGATGAGTTTCCGATTGATGAGTTCCAGTATTTA